CTGATACTGCTTTACAGACTTTAGCGATATTGCTGTCTTGAGAGCCACCAACTACAGAGTCGATGATTCTTTGTTTAGCCATAAAGTCTCCTTAGCGTGGAAAGATGAAAGCTCCAGACGATAAGACAGAAACGTCCGTCAAAGCTTCATTCTGCCCTGCTTCACGAATGATCATCTTGGAAGCTCTAGTCGGAGTCTTAATGCTGTTTTCGATTTCCGTAAGAGTATCCTTAAGTCTTTGAGTGTGAGTCGGATCCAGTCTTGGGAATTCTACTGCGAGCTTATATGTCAATGCCACAGTAAACAGCTCTTCGTAAATGTCAGGAATCTTCAGCTTGGAATTCAAATCAAGACTGTATGCCACGTTATACACAAGGCGGATATCCTGATGTCTGTAGAGAACCTGCGGCTTTATCTTAAATTCAAGCTTACGGTCGCTAATAAACTGCCATGTATACACAAGAGTGCCATAGCCAGCGTTATAGAAATCTTCCAAGGAAACATAGTTCAACGGAAGTTCCTGCATACGGTCATTCGTAACTAAATACGCTTCCGTAACGTTAGCAATATTCTCACAAATGCAGTCTACATAATCACCATCAATCTCTGGGTCAACTGTGCCAATGAGCGTAGACGTCTTAAGCTGAGAGGAGTCAACCACCTTAGCAATAGCACCGTTCAAGTGTTGCATAGCTTCTTCTACACTAGAGTAATTGGTAGCTTCCCAAACATACGCATAAGGACCATTTTGAACGATCTTATACACATGAGTGCCGCCTCTATCCCATCCTTCACAGCCCATTTCAAAGCGTTCTGCATTGGCTTCAGGAAGCACTCCAGTCTGTCCGTTATCGATAAACCAGAAGTTGACACCTTCCTTATACCCATTGCCAAGAATGTACTGAGGAGTCTGAATGCAGTCAGCTGGAATTATGACTTCTCTACGCAAAAACTGCAAAAGATTATGCTTGCTGTAGTCACTAGCAATTCCCTTAAGCAATTTGAAGGCAGATTCAACCATCTGTCCCGGAGCTTCCTGTCTGCGGTTGACAAGATTTGCTCTTGCAAGGGCTTCTGTAATTACATCTCTAACGGTAAACATCTTACCTCCATTAATATATACGTAACAATGAGAAGTTAAAATAGCTCCTATCCCAATCGAGATAGGAGTTATTATTAACCAAAGAAGAGGTTAGGCAATCTTGACCATGAAGTTAGACACGCCGCGACCTTCAATGACACCGAACATAGCCACGATATCCCAACGAGTCGTGTTGGTCATATCGTTCAGGTTAATGACACGGTTTTCATGAACGGTGATACCTTCAACCTTACCCTGCTTGGATTCAGAGTTGGAAGCATCGAGCTTGTCGAGCGTGCAGAATTCATAGGTACCATCAAGACGCACCTGACCGCAAGCGTACTTACCAGCTGCCGGAATGGTCACAGCGAGGTTCTTGAATGCCTTTTCGTCAGCGAAGGAAGTATTGTCTTCCTTAACGATGGCACGAGCACCACCCTTAGCGAGGAGCTTGTTGAAAGCAGTAACATCTGCTGCAACACCATCAATCTGAACGCCAACTGCGGTCGTACCTGCAAGGGTAGCATCAGCGGTTGCGATAAAGGCAAACGGTTCTGCAGTAGCATCACCGAGCAAGTCAGCAGCAAATGCACCGTCAACAAAGATCGGAGTACCCTTCTTAATGACCTTGCCAGAGTCGCTAGCGTCAGAGACGAGCTTAAGCACAAGGTGACCATCAACAACTGCAATCACGCTGTTATCGTTATAGGTCTTGAGGGATGCCGGAACTGCGATTTCAGGAACCGAGACAATCGGCATGAAACGCTGACCACGATATTCAACATTGTGGAATTCACCAAGGAGACCCTGCTTGTAGAAGGAGTCCGGAGAGCCAACCGGGTTGAACTGCTGACCGTTAGAGGTAAGGATAGCCTGAATCTTCGGATCCACGAAGCCATACATCTTTTCGCTAGAGATAGAGGAGAGGTGAGCTGCAACTTCGGCAAGCGGCTGGAAACCACTACCAACGATGACAGTATTTGCCTTCGGGAAAGCTTCACCAACAGCCTTGCGAACCACATAGTTAGCAATCTTGCCACCATTCGGTTCAGCAACTTCCTTATCCCAATTCATGTCCGTAACGGATTCAATGGAGTTGGTCTTAACGGCAGCATGGAAGTCCGTGAGAGACATCTTGACTTCACGTTCAACAATCGTCTGCTTTTCGTTAGTAGCATCGAGAGAAAGACCTTCGCCAACGTCCACAGCGTCACGAATCACAAAGGTGTATTCCTGACCATTGCGTTTGCCAACCATCTGGTCTTTGAAGTGTTCCTTAGCACCGACAGTCACGAAGCCAGCGGCAACGAGAAAACGAAGAGCAACAAGCTCGGTGAGCTTGTTAGTAATAATAGAATTCGGCATTGTAAAACCTACGAATGAGTAGCCAAGTAATTACGCCAATAGTTAGAGTCACGCACAGGATTAGGATCTTTGCCTGCTCCTGCCTGTGTCTGAGAACCAGTTGACGGTAACTTCTTAGCAGGTGAGTTTGTAGCTTGCTGAGTATTTCGAGGGTTCTTTACGCTTCTCAGTCTGCGGTCCATAGCAATACGGTTTTCAATACTCCTGAGTTCCACAACCTTATTGAGAGGATTCTTAATCGAAACCACTCGCTTAAGGACATCTGGATTCGTCATAAGCACCTGAACCATTAACGGAGACAATTCGCTGTCATCCAAGTAGCTCAGAATTGTATTCTGCGGATCATATTGACTTAAGAAGTTCACGAACTTTTCTCTACCATTCTCAAGCAAACGGAGATAGTGAGATTTCGAGTTTTCATCATCAAAGCAAGAGTCTACTCGTTGCTGATGAATCTGTTCAGCCTCAGCTTCTTCCTGCTCGTTAATAGCATTTTGACGCTGTTCTTCAAGACCTTCAAGCTTTGTCTTAAGCGTATTCTTAGCCATTTTGAAATCAAGACGCTTATCTTCATCTTCAATCTTAGAAGTGTCGACAGAGTTTGCTTTCATAAGCTGTGCCTTAAGGTCATCGATCTGAGACTGCATAGCACCAATCTTAGCTTTAAACTTTTCCTTTTGACGGATAAAGGCTTTATTGGCTTTATACTTCTCAACATAGTCCTTAGAAGCATTAGGATACGGTAGCTTTTCCTCTTTGGGCTTGTGCTGCTTATCTTTAGGCTTGTCAGTCTCTACTGGCTGATTAGGATTTCCCTTATCATCAGGCTTACCATCTTCAGATACGGTTGCAGTCCTTTCTTCAGGCGGCTTGTCATCAGAGTTTGGGGTCTCCAACTGCGTGTCCGTATTGGACTCTTCACTACCTGCTTCACCGTTGGAGCTATGATCGGCAGGAGGGATGTTGGTATCTTCAGATGAAGGTTGCGAGATTTCATTGATGGAGATACTGCCATCCAAGTACTTCTTAGCTTCTTCGCTAGTCATACATACCTCTATATTTTAAGACCACGAGTAGGTCATTGTGTAATCATTGTTTAGTTAGTAAATGCATATCACTTTTTCAAAAGCTTTACGATTTCACCTAAAGCCTTAAGGCCCAGAGGTGTTACGCTACTGCCAAGAGTGCTAGCCACATTCGGAGCTGCTCCAAGACCTTTCATAAGAGTCCTGCCAGTTTTTGCTGTAGCACCAGGAATATGCATTTGAGCAGGACCACTAAGATTACCGCTTCGAGGATCAACCACGACAGGAATCTTTGAGTGACCGAGCTTCACAAATTTGTTATACGCTGCTCCAATAGAGTTAGCGTTAAGAATATCACCAGCCTGATCTGCAGTAAGCGGATAGCTGTATGACCTTCCATTCTTCATCGTAAATGTCACTAAGCCTAGAGCCGGAGATACATCCATTGCCTGAACAAACGAAGAAGACGGAGTGCTTCCACCGTAACGTGGAGCACTATCCGTATCCCAGTAACGAGGAGAAGCCTTTTCTTCAGCCTCTCCCATTTGTTTAGCAATCTCAGGCGGAATCCCAGGAATAGCCATATACTTGTTCAACAGTGCCTGATGTTCCTGCGGAGTCTGCTTGTAGTTAGTCTCTCCATACTTTTCAGCTGTGCCACCGATACCACTCTTACGCCTAGAACTTGCGTTCATGTTCGGACTAGGACTTTGTAACGCTATTGAGAAACGTGGCATGACTAGATTCCTCCCATAGAGTTGATATCACGTTCAATGCTTTCGGCAATCCGATTCTGTTCCTTCTGAGCGTCCAGAGCAACCTTTTCGCCTTCCAGTACAGCCTTCTGAGATTCTGCCTTAGCCTTATCGTCAATAGACTTACCATCAAGCATGAGAGATGCTTCCTTAAGACGGACATCATCTTGGTGCTGAATGATAAACTTCTGCCAGTCAAGGTCACGCTGAGCCTTCATATTAGTAAGCTGCAGAGTCAGGTTATCGATTTGCTTCTGCTGTTCCATAGATTGCTGTTTAGCCATCTGGAGTTGCTGCATAGTTACATCGAGAGTCTGCTTCATGCCGTTCATAATGTGGACAGCGTTCGGATCCATATCCGTATCAGAAACGATCTTGATGTTCGGATCCATATTGGCAAGAATGTCTTTAGCCATATTCTCACCAACTTCATCATCAAACGTCTTGCTCATGTGATAAGCGATCACAGGCTTCATGTTATCCGGCATCAACGTAGAGAGAAGGCTAAGCTCCTGTCTCTTCTTGCTGTTCTTAGTGATAACGTCAGGACCATTCTGTAACGAGAATACTGCATTTTCACACCATGAAGCATCACCGCTAAATAGCCCAAGCAAGATTCTGCCCAATGTTCTGATAGCCATATATGCAGAGCTATAGAAGCAGCTTACGTTAGACTGAGAATTCGTTTGCTGTACAAGAACCTGAGTAGCTGTCTGTTCAGTGAAGTTAACTCCATTAACACCAGTAAGCGGAATGCCAAGCACACTCGACATAATCTCAAGGCTCTTTTCAACCGTGCTAGCCAAATCAGCTGTCTCAAAGCCTTCCTTAATCGGAGTCGGAGGAACCTGACCGTTATACAGATAAAGCAAAGACTGCTTCTTACCAGCAATCTGATAGTACTTCTCAAGCCCTTCAATAGCACCAACAGGCATAAGGAAATTACCCTTAGGGCTTCTGTTCATGCGTTCAAGAAGCGTACTGTAACCGATATTCGCACCCAGCTGCAAACCATAAGTCTTTCTGACTACACCGAGATAGTCCTTCTTACGAGATGCGTCAATGACCTTATAACCAGTCATACGGATAATCGGAATGATCGTATACGGCATCACCTTCTGCGTAATGACCTTATTGCCGCACAGCTTAGAGAAGACCACATTACCACTTTCATCCTTAAAGTAGAAATTGATAACGGGGATAGTTGTTTCAGTAGCCTTCCAATTTCCACAGTTTGCAGTCATCGGCAGAGTCTTCGGAAAGTCCATTCCAACGATGTCATTACCATAAAGCCTCTTGGCCTTATTGATATTGACAAAGTTAACGATAGCACCCATTTCAGCATCATCACCGTTTCTGCTCTGAATGCATGGATCCAAGGCTACACAGGTCGGGTCATCGATCAACTCTAGACACACTTCCTGCTCATCTTCGCTCTTATCAATAATGCTGACGGTCGCAAAGCCCTGACCAGTGATAGCGGTATTCGCAAGCCACTCGTTAATCTTATTCTTAGTATCTTCGTTAGCTTCAAAGTCGTCAATGCTTTCCTGCACCGCTTTGCTAACTTCATCATCCTGCTTTTCGAGCTGAATGTGATAAGGACTAGCTGTATACGGGCTAGAGATAGCGTTAACAAACAGGCTCCAAAGATTCCAAGTTATGTGCGGACGATCCTGACGCTCATATTCTTCTATCAGTGTATTGTCCCAAAATGTATCATCGCTATACCTAGCGATATCATTAGACATACGTGTTTGCTGTGTCCCATAGAACGAATGACTATCGTTCAAGAACTTTGAAGCTTTCTCAAGCAGTTCGTTGTTATCCATATTGTCCTCTAATGAGTCCAACCATTTGCAGCCATAACCTTAGCAGCAACTTCGGCAGCACTCGTTCCAGTTTGATGTAACATTGCATGTATAGCCAACACAAGACTGTCAGCTCTATCCGGGCTTCGACCAATCGTCTTACGAATATCCTCCTTAGGGATAATCTGCAATTTGCCACGCTCGTTTACAAATACCTGCGTATTTCTTAGCTCTTCAACTAACTCAGGATATGCATCAACATCCACGTAGAACCCATCCTTGATCAGCTGAGCCGCTTCACAATACATTTCGCTACGTACGTTCATATACATATCCTTGCTAGGGGCTTGAGCAAAGTTCACGGCTTCAATCCGAACCCTAGGATTGTGCTTCACATTGTCGTAAACACCGATACCCAAGCCCCCAGCGTCCATCGCACCATTCCTGATATCGTCTTGGTCGTACGCATCCAAAATCAGGTTCTTCTGTGCGATGGTATCAATCTGCATCAACGTCTTAATCTCAAGTAATCCTGTCTCGTTAATCTTTGCAGTAGCCGTAAGGTCACGACCAGATCCTGCCAAGTCATTTCCAAAGTAACAAGGACGTACGAGCTTACTAAACCTTGTATTCTCTAACTTGGCAAAGTCGCTATACCTCAAGATGGCATTCAGGTAGTCAGAAGCAATATCTTCACCAAGCACCTGCATCTTATACAGCTCAGAGCCAATGCCATAACGATCCTCAAGTTCATGAATGTAATCAGCACTCACAAACGGATTGCTATATAGCGTAGCTCTA